CATTGCAACCGTTAATTACGACGCGCAGGCGACCAGCGCAACACTTGCGAACAGTCCAACCGTCGAAACTTACCAAACACTTGACGGCAAGGCTTACAAGCACATTGACGACCAGTGGACATTTGACGTTTCAATGCTTGCTGACTGGGGCGCTGCAGGTTCATTGTGCGAGGCACTATGGACGGCTTGCGAATCAGCACCAAATACAACATTGGCAGTTTCGCTAACTGCAGTCACAGGCGCCGTTTTCGCGTTTAACGTTATGCCAGTATTCCCAGCAGTGGGCGGGGCAGCACCAGACGCACAAACCGTTGACCTATCATTCATTGTAGTAGGAACACCTACTGAAACCTTCAGTTAAAAAATAGAAATCGGGAGAAAAAATGAAACTACCAATAACAATTGAATACAACGACGGGGCGCAGGCGACCTACACGGCTGCGCCACCTGAGTGGGTAAAATGGGAGAAGCACACAGGACACACGATCAGCCAGGCACAGGAAAAAATCGGCATTTCCGATTTGGTATTTCTGGCCTATCACGCCATGAAGCGCGAAGCCGCTGGGAAACCAGTCAAGCCAATCGAAGCATGGACTGAAACGATCGCTGAAGTGATAGTCGGTGAAGCAAACCCAAAAGCCACCCAGTCGGAAGCCTAAACCGAATTGTTTGGGAGTTGGCCTTAGCAACCAACTTACCGAAAGAACAATTTGAAACGGCTGAGGACATTTTGACAGTGCTTGAAATTCTGGAAGGACGGGCAAATGGCAGCTGACGCGATCAGTTATGACAAGAATGAGTTGCGCGCCATTGTCCGTTCTTTCAAAGCAATGGACGAAGAAGCAACTAACCAGGCGAAGCAGGCAACCAGCGAACTGGCCACCTGGGTTCAAGGCAAGATTAAAGCCGCTGCGTCAAGCCGTACCCGTAACCTTCAGGACAATCGCGTTGCTGACGGTTCAAAGGTTTCAAAGTCTTCAAAAATTGGTGAGATTTCATTTGGCTACGCGGGACAAAAATTGAGTGGTGGCGCCTCAACCCAACAGATTTGGGGTGGCGCAGAATTTGGTTCAAATAAATATAAGCAATTCCCAGTCTGGTCAGGTCGTGAAGGTCGCGGTTCTCGCGGCTGGTTTATCTATCCAACCCTTCGAAGCGTTCAACCAGATATTGTCAAAAAATGGGAAGAATCGTTTTCTAAAATAGTTAAGGAATACAACTAATGGCTGGCAGTCGTACCCTCAAACTTTCAATCCTCGGTGACGTTGACAATCTCAACAAGTCGCTGAAATCAGCCAGTCAAGACGTTGATTCGTTCGGCGACAAAATGGGCAAGGTCGGAAAAATGGTTGGCGCCGCATTTGTGGCCGCAGCCGCAGCTGCAGGTGCCTACGCAATCAAAATCGGCATTGAAGGCGTCAAGGCCGCCATTGAAGATGAAAAGGCACAGACACAATTGGCACTGGCGTTGGAAAACGCTACAGGCGCAACACAGGCACAAATCAAGGCCACCGAACAATCTATCCTTCAAATGTCATTGGCCACAGGCGTTGCGGACGACGAATTGCGCCCAGCATTGGGTCGCCTGGTTAGATCAACGGGGGACATTACAAAGGCGCAAGATTTACTGGCCACCGCCCTGGATATTAGCGCCGCCACTGGCAAACCAGTCGAAGCCGTTGCAGTTTCACTATCTAAAGCCTATGACGGCAACACAACCGCGCTGGGCAGATTAGGCATTGGTTTATCAGCTGCGGAATTGAAAACAATGTCATTTGAACAGGTTCAAGGTCGTTTGTCAGATTTATTTGGCGGCGCTGCAGCCCGTAACGCTGATACCTACGCTGGACGAATTGCAAGAATGCAAATTGCGTTTGACGAAGCAAAGGAAACAATCGGTTTTGCGTTGTTACCTATTTTGGAAAAGATCATCAATTTCATAAATCAAAATGCGTTGCCAGTTATCAATGCGTTTTCAGGTGCGTTTAGCCTTAATGGTAACGGCCTGGGTGGAATCATTACCAATCTTGGAAACACAATTGCAAATGTTTTCACGCCAATTATTAACGGCCTAATCAAGGCATTTAATTACATCAAAAACGCACTAAGCGACAATTTAGAAGTATTCAAAACTTTCGGCAGTTACGTTGCAACGTATCTTGCGCCCGTCATTGGCACGGTATTGGGCGGCGCACTGCAGGTTGCTGGCAAGATTGCTGGTGGCATCATTGACGTCATTGCTGGCGTCGTTAAGATTTTGAATGGTTTGATTTCAGGTGCCGTTGCTGGAATCAATGCACTGATTGGCGCTTACAACGCAATTCCATTTCTGCCAAATGTTTCAAAGATTTCCACACCAACCGTCAGTGTGCCTTCGATCAAGACGCCAACGGTCACAACTTCGCTTCCTTCAATTCCTTCGATTTCAGCACCTTCCACTGGTGGCGCAGTTTCCAGCGGTGGCGGTGGCGGTGGCGGTGGCGTGGCAACCGCTGCAAAAACTGCGGCATTTGCAACGGCTGGTCTGGCGGCAATTCCTTCCAACTTCAACGTCGCTGGATTCCGCGCGGGTGAGGAAGGCGATCGAGGAACGACAATCAACGTCAACGTTTCAGGCGCCGTAGACAAGGAAGGCACCGCCAGAACGATCGTTGACACCCTCAACAATTCTTATTATCGCGGCACGGGTGGCGCAGGTAATCTTGCTCGGAATGCAGTCGCATGACACAGTGGTCGCCCGTTTGGCTAGTTGAAATTGACGGCGTTGAATACACTTCAGCGGTTTTGGCAAACCTGACCATTCAAAGTGGACGCACAAACATTTACGAGCAGGCGCAGGCAGGCTACACAAACATTCAATTGATCGACGTTAACCAGGCGACCATTCCAGTCCACATCAATTCGACCATTTCAATTCGGGTCAAAGACACTTCAAATGCGTTTGTGCCCATTTTCGGTGGCAATGTCGTGGACATTGGTTTGGAAGTCCGTGACGTGGGTTCAACCATGTTCACTCAGACTTATTCCATCACCGCGCTGGGCGCATTGGCGCGTCTGCCTAAAGCATTGACCAATGGCGTACTTTCCAAAGATTTTGACGGGGACCAAATTTACACAATACTTTCAGACTTATTGTTGCAAACCTGGGCGGAAGTACCAGGTGCGTTAACGTGGGCAACTTATGACCCAACTGCCACCTGGGCAACTGCGGGCAATATCGGCCTCGGTGAAATTGATCAGCCTGGCGATTATGAATTGGCAGCGCGGTCAAGCGATCGCACCGACATTTATTCATTGATTTCAGCACTTGCAACTTCGGGGTTGGGATATATCTACGAAGACGCATATGGTCGCATTTCATACGCAGATTCAACACACCGCAATGAATACCTAATAAATGAAGGTTACGTACAACTAACAGCCAACCAGGCGCGTGCAGCTGGTTTGCGTACCGAAACCCGCGCAGGGGACGTGCGAAACAACCTCACCATAAAATATGGCGCAACCAGCAGCGCAGAAGTCAGCGCCAGCGACGCAACTTCAATCCTTACCTACGGCACCCTTTCGCAAATCATCACAACAACCCTGCACAATTCGACCGACGCGACTGACCAGGCTGATTTCTACCTGGCGCTACGAAAAGACCCACAACCCATTTTCAGCGAAATTACTTATGACCTTACAAACCCTGAACTAGACAACGCAGACCGCGACGCCCTAATCGAAGTTTTCATGGGAATGCCAGTTGCGATCAATGACCTACCTTCCAACATGGGGTCGATCTTCCAGGGGTTCGTCGAAGGCTGGACATTCCGCGCAGGTTACAACACCCTTTCGGTTTCGGTTAATCTTTCGCCACTTGCCTATTCCGTGCAGGCTTTAGAATGGAACGAAATTTCAAATTCATTTACCTGGTCTGGCGTGTCGCCCACGTTAGACTGGGGACGTGCAACAATTATCGTCTAACTAGGAGAAAACATGGCAAACCCAACAAATCCATTTTCATGGCAAATGCCGACTTCTACTGATTTGGTGACGGACTTGCCAGCAGATTTTGAAACTTTTGGTCAAGCAGTCGCCACTTCTATGGCTGATTTATTGGGCGGCACAACTGGGCAACTTTTATCTAAGGCTTCAAACACTGACATGGACTTTACCTGGACTTCTGCACAATCTCCAATTTTACAAACAACCGCACCTATATCTGGTAACTACTACTTAAGCCCTGGTTCAAGTGTTGGCGGAACAACTGGCATTCCGGCAAACACAACTTACTATC